GCTGATGTCACGCTCAAGCCGCTCAAGAGCGACCAATTCGTAAAGCTCACCGATTGATTTCTGAAGCTCGCCAATCTTGCCGAATGGCACAGCGAACACCATCTCACTCTGATCAACTCCGGTGGCTTCGCCCCATTTGTTGTCAAGCACTGCCAACACGGTCGCATCAAGCGCACCGTCTGGGATTTGAGGATCAAAGCGGTGAGAAATACCTTTTTGCCTGCCGACAACGCCATCGTTGCCCATGACCAGAAGGTCAAAGCGTGGCAGCTTCCAGCGGTAGTCAATCAGGACTAAGGTCGAAACGACCGCGCCCGTGATGTCAAACGTACCAGCGGCCAAATCAATGTTGGTCGGGGTGACGCTTACCAAATGGCGATAAACGACCGTATAGGTCGCGCCAGGGCTTGGCTCGTTACCTGAAGGGCTCCAATCAACTTGATCGCCATTTAGAACGAAATCAGTTGAAGCGGTGTAAGTTGTGCCGCCAGAAACAATTGAAGTGATAGACAAAACGGAAGTGTTTGCCAGAGCATCAGAGGCTCCAGAAAACGCGCCGTGGGTAACAGTTTCAGTTGTTTCGGTTGTGATCACCACGTCTTGGATTGACTCCAAGGGTTGATAAGTTGTGGTGATTGTCTGAGTTCCTGAAGAACTAGAAGTTTCAGGTTCGTTTGAAATTTGTTGAAGATCAGGATCTTCGTTGTAAACGAATGGCTGAGACGACACCTTGTCAATCTTGATGCCGTTGACGTTTGCAACGCCAGCCTGAACCATCAGGGTGTGCTCAATGCCATCAAGGATGGAGTGAGTAACGCCTAGACCGTCAACGATGTAATTTCCGTTTGCCTCGCGGTCATAGCGAGCGACAAGCTGCTGAGCACTGTCTAGGACTGGGGGATCACTAACGTCTAGCAGGTAGCCGTTAAGGATCGAGAAAACAGGATAGAAAGAAGCAGCATCGCCGCCGTCACCAGAAAAGCCCCAGGACAGCTCGACCTTTTTGCGTCCAGCGCCGGGCTCGTTATAGTTGCGTGTTCCTACGGCAGGATCGCGAAGCGTTGAATCTTCAAGCTCAGTGACTTCCTGAACTGCAACATAAACACCCACCTCGACAGAGCCGGTGGTGCTGACTGTCATGTCATTGCGAGCCGCAATCTCGCGGACAGCGCCAGCAACATAAAGCGCACCGCTGGAAACTTTTACGGCTCCAGTCGCTGCGTCAACAATAATGTCGCAATCTCGAATGACAGCGCCATCAGAGAAAAGAGCGTCAGCAATGTTTACCAGTCGATCATTAATGACTGATTGGATCTCGTTAAGCTCTGCTGATTGCAGACCTTTTGATGCTCTAAACAGCAGCTCGTCAAAATTTTGCGAGGGCTGGAAGCGGTTGTAATAACCCTGAAGTGTCATGGTTTTAGTCCTCGATCAAAGAGTAATGACAAACTCGAATGTCTCTCTTGTAGAAGACAGTCGGGTGATGGCGGGGCTGTGCTGAATGACAAGCAACGTCCCGGCAGTGGTTACGTCGGTGTCGTCAAAATAAGTCTGTCCTGCTGGCAGACTGACATCGGTCACGGTGTCGATATAGACGGCCTGCTCTCTTATAAGTTCGCCTGCTGCGTCTGCAAAATCGTAGACGAAACGCATATAAAGATTGTTGGTTGGCGTCACACTTGTGTCAAAGCGCCCAGTCGGGACCACAATTGCACCGCTTGCGTTGTTAGGAGTGCAAAATTCTACTTGAGTAGCGATGCGCCTTCCGACTTCGTTTGAAAGCGTGGATGCGGTTGCAGATTCAACGGGACGGCCTGAAAAATACTCGACAGAAACTTGTCCCTCTGCCGGAATGCTGCCAGTGCCAACACGGGCAATCGTGCCAGCCGCTGCATCTAATGTGTAATCCGTTGTGATGGCGTAAGTTGTCACGCCGTCCAAGGACTTGACTACAACGCTGCTCGCGTTGCCGTAAGCAAGGGACAAGTCGCCGCTCGCGTCAAACGTTGGGGTTTCAGCTTGGTTGCTGTCCCACCATGTTTGTCCATTGCCCCAGGCAAGATGGATAGGTCGATCTTTAACTGAAATGGCCAGAGCAGTCCGGCCCGAACTTGTAAGGGTTGCCAATTTTCACTCCTTAAGTGGTGATGTGAGTTGAGCCGACAATTACCTGCGTCTCGACCCATGAGGTTGGAGGCCAGGCTGCGGTCGTCCAAGTCTGCCCAGAATCGGGGAAACTTGCTGTTCCGACAGAAATCGGAGCAGCAATCGCTCCGATTTGATTTGCGGCCAAATAGACGCTGCTATGAGTATAGCGCCCATCGATTGAGCCATTTGCGGTTAAACCTGCGTAAGTAAAACCAGTCGAAACCGTGCGCTCTTGACCTGGCGATCTTTGCTGCGATGCTGTCGCGCCGCTAGCTGTCGAAGTGTTGTTGCGTTCTGAACTGTCGGCTTGATCGGTTTGCACATTCGCATCAATTGCGCCGTGCGTGCGGGTGTTGTAAGCCGTTGTCGGCTGCGTTTGTGGCGTGACTCCGAAAGCAGAAGCTGCGCGGAGAACGTCTCTATTTTGGACTGTTGCAGTGTGTGGATCGTTGAAAGCAATTGTGCGCTCATTGCTTTGCGCAAATCCACCAATTGCTCGCGAAAGCTCAATGTCATCTAACTTATCGCGCCCAAGAATAAGCGTGTCAACTACAAAAACTTGGTGTGCGCTACTTGTTTCGAAGTCAGTCGTGATGGCTGAGTAAGCCGCAGAACCGCCCGGTATTTGCGCGGATCCTTTTGTGCTCCGATCAATTCTTTCTAAGACTTCGACATTTACTAATTTCTGAACAGTTTCGCTTAAAGCGTCGCCGCTTAACTCAAAAATTCCGTCGCCTTGCTCTTCCTGATAGGCCGATGGGAAGCAAGCGTTAGTGTCGCCTAGTTCGCCTTGCTCGGACAGGATGATTTGACCCAAGCAGAAACTAAACGGCGTTAGTTCAGCCGGGGTTGTGTCTAGTTCTGGCGCATCCCATGAAATTGTCGGCCACTTGTGAGCGCCCCATACGCGAGCGGCATAGGTTGCCGACTTGCCGTGGAGTGTGATGTTGTTAAACGCCTGCGCTTGCGTCGGCGCAACATCGCCCAGGAACGAACGTCCGAGGACAAACGTATCGTTCAGGAACTGGTGATAAGCCCGTGCGTGCTCATAATCGCTGGAAACAGCAACAGCAACTGGATCGCTTGCCTTGCTGTGTAGAACATCAAAGCGCTCTGTGATTTCTTGGCGAATAAGCTCTAGCGGTGTTTCGCTGAGCGCCTGATCACTGAGGAAAATCAGCTCGCCGCTTTCAATCTCTTCATAAGCTGCAAACGTTGCGTTGGTGTCGCCTAATGGTTCAGAATCTGAAAGAACAATTTGCGCTTTCGCAAAGCTAAGTTCAGGCAGAATTTCTTGCGTGCTCTGTAGCCCGTCAAGACTGGTAAAGCTGAACAGACGACCAGCGACGCCGGGATGGTTTGGCGTGTGCCAATCGTCATCGGAAAGGAAACCAATCGACAGCCTGAAGGTGTCACCGGGGAAGCTTTGAATCGGACGGGTTGGCTTGTAAGCGTCAACAATTCCCGGTGCCGTTTCAGCAGCGCCGTTTGCGTCGGCTTGGTTCTGATATTCCCTGCCAAAACTTAATTGCGGCCATTCAGGTCGCACGATCACTCCGCTGTGATCGCAAAGCATTGCGCCTTCACTTAGCGCGTGATCGTTCAGATTAAAACGTCGAAAATCGTACCAACCGCCATGGATGCGAAACATCCGCGTCCTGGCAGGCTGCGAAATTCCCGAGATCCCTACGACCCGCGAAATCTTGGAATGATCGGCTGGCCCATCTTCTAAACCAAGCTGATACTCAGCCCAGCGCAACGTCGCAGCTTCAGATTCTTCAACCGAAGCCGGGAAATTAATCCATCCAAGGCCAAGTTCTACGGCGCTCGGGGTTCCCCTTACTCGCTGCCATTGCACTCCCTCCGCTAATGCCTGCCGAGGGTCTGTCAAGTAAGGCGTAACTTCGCCTAGGCCGTATTCATAGATCAGCCAATCAACAACATTGTCAGGAATGTTTTGCCGCTTGGCATCTCGAATTCTTTCAAGCCCTGCGCCTAAACGCGAAATTGAGTCAGTGCTATTGACTAACTCTTTCTCAAGTGTTGTCGCGTGGTTTGGAAGTAGGTCTAAGCTCATCGGTCATAGCCAGCCAGGTTGATAGTCACAGTCCCAAACGTCACGGCTTGCGCCCCGGTTATCACAACGTCTGCTGTCGGAGTAATTAGCTCGACGCGCTGCACGCCTTCTAAGTGCATTCGACTAATTAGCCAGCTTCTAGCCAAGTCCCATCCAAGACCGCCTGCGCTTGCTAAATCTGCTCTAAGGCTCGCTTCAAGCCCAGCTAAAACGTTGCTGTTAGCGTCTGGATAAAGGTAGATGTCAGCAGCAACATCAATGACAACGATGCTTGCGCTTACTGTTGTCAATGTGTCTGTAATCACCCGCACGTCAGGGGCTTGCATAACTGCATCAACAATTGAAAGCAGTTGTGAGCTTGCTGCTCCGTCGCCTGCTGTGCCTAGAGCCGCTGTACGAAGCCTTACCCTAAAATCCGCGATTGATTCTGTTTCAAGCCGCGTAATGCCGTAAAAAGTGCCTAAGTCTGGCAGCTCACTTTCAGCAGCAGAAGCGATGCGAGCGGATTCTTCAGACAGCAAAGCAATTTGAACAGCCCCAGGGGCAGGACTATCAACTAAAGCGTCAGCGACAAGATCATTGGCGGACAACGCTTGGAAGCGATACCAACTAGCCCCGCCACCTGTGCTGCTTCCTTTGATCTTTTCAATAACTCGCGCTCGTAAGGCAACGTCGGTTTCCTCGGTTGTTCGGCTGACGTTGTAAAAGTCTGCCAAGTTGTCGAGATCGTTTGCCGCAGCTAGACCCAAAAGGGTTGCTTTGAATGCGTCGTTCACGCGAGCACGCAAAATGGTTTCTCTATAAGCCGCTACTTCTAAAAGCTTGATTGCAGGGTCGCTTTCAACCAAAGCCGAAAAATCTGGAAACCTAGTCTGAAAGTCTGCTCGCAACAGATCGAAAATCTCTTGATAACTGAGCGTTTCAATAATGTCCGGCGTTGGGAGTGCGTTTGTTGTAACAGCCATTAGATATTCACTCCACGCAATGCGATTTCTTCGCCGTTAGGCAAATAAGTCAGATACAGGTCAAAGGTAACAGAACCAGAAGCCAGGACTTCGCTTAAGACAACTTGCTTGATCTTTATCCTTGGCTCCCAAATGTTTAGGGCATTGATCATGTCAGATCTAATTGCTGCAATGGTTGCCCGATTAATTGGACGATCAACTAGCGCGGGGATGTTGCTTCCATAATCTCGCAGCATTGTCCGCGTTCCAATGCGCGTTGCAAGAATGTCCCTGATCGATTGCCGCAAATGGTCAATGTTTTGAACTGCTTTGCCAGTCTCTCGATCCATGCCAATTGCCATCAGCCTGCCTCCGTGTCACTTGCGCCTGTTACCACTACGGCCCCGCACGCTGTAGCTGACCCTACTGTAGCGATTGGTTTGTCTTCTACGAAAACAGAGCGGCTTCCTGTGATTAATGGAGTGACAGATGGATGTGGCGGTGGCTTAGGGCAAAAGTGCAGCGTCCCAACGTGCGCCGTGGGCCTGTCCCCAGTCAAAACGGACTTAGCCACCGGAGCCGCTAAGACCCCTCCATGGCTTGTGAAATCGCCTATTCGTGCAACGGCTGGCATGGTCGAGGCTCCTAAGCAATGTTTGCAAAATCAACGGCTTCGTATGCGTCGATTATGTATTGAGGAAGGTCTGTAGTTTGTGGATCTGTATCGCTACCCGCTGCGTCGTTCATATCTCGCGGCGTGAGTGAATCTGGCTTGTAAGTGCTGCGTTCAAAATGCTCCCAAAACTTCTGATTTTTGACTGCTCCTTCAACCGCATCTGCCGCTACTGACGCTGGCAAGCCGCCAAACACTCCAGCCATCCCCAAGACTTGCTCCAAGCTGATTGAGCCGTCGTTAATAAACTGCCCGATGATTGCGCCGCCGCTGTCCCCTGAAGCTTCCAGGGCTTCGAGGTTTGAGGCTAGGCCCATTTGCGCGATCTTATTTGCAATGTCTTCGGCTGAGGCCGGGGCATTACTTCCATGAATTGAGGACATAATCGCTTCGGGCGCATTGCCTAGGAAATTCACCCCAGCCGATAAAATTGCTTGGCCTGCATCATCAACACCGCCAGAAATCACGCCAGTTGCTGCGCTTGCAATGCTGTTAATCATTTCGGGCGTAATGCCTGCCGGTGGCGTAAAACCAGCGACTGCCGAAACGCCTGACAACGTGTTGACAAAATCGGTAGTTGTGATGCTGCCGTCTGTTAGCCCCCCAGCGATACCAGCTAACGCCGTAAGGTCATTAGCCCCAGGGATGCCCAGGGCTTGCCCGACTTGACCCAAGCCTTGAAAGGCTCCCGTCAAATTCAACCCGTCTCCGTTTGTCACGCCTTGCGCCAGCCCAGCCAGGCCGGTCGCTGCGTTGATGTATTGGCTGCCAGGGAAGCCCACAGCGTTGGCAACCGTGCCCACAACTTCTAGGGCACCAGTCAACGACAGAGCGCCGCTTAGCCCCGAAACGGGAAGAGCTGACACTAAACTGCCAAGCCCGGTCGAGCCTAAAACGCCGCTGGCCAATTGCCCTAGGCCACCCGTCAAGCTGCCGCCAAAAGCTCCCATCACACCGCCAAGGGTGCCCAGAGAAAAACCACCCGCAACAGTGCCAAGCAATCCAGCCGCAATGCCTAATATTCCGCCGCCGCCGTTAAGTTTGATTGGGTCACCAACCAAAAGAAGTTCTTTTAACCCTTTACCGTCTGGCTCCGTGCCAACGATCCGGCCACCTTGCAAAAGCTGGCCCGTAATCTGAACGTCACCTTCAAGCTTGATAATTGGAGCTTTGACGTGGACCGTAGCTTCTTCTGAATCGCCATCTATGTAGATCAGTTGGTCAGATTGAAGGTGACAAATTTGCTGGCCTCTAAGTCGGGTTTGAACTTGCTCGATTCTGAACTGATGCCTAGCTGGATCGTTCTCAAGCAATGCGCCATCGTTAAAAAGCCAACGCCACAGGGCTTCCCGCGCATCGCCTAGCTCGCCCCATTGAAACTGAAGATCGTCAAAAGCGTAAGGCCAACTGCCTTGAGGGTTACTTTGCAAAGATGGCAAAACGACTGAATTGTTTAGCTCGCCCGATGGCGAAATAAGCAAAACAGACTCGCCAACTGAGGGCGAGTTCCAAAACGTGTTGCCGCCTGCTCTTTGCGAAATCCAAGGAATTTCGTCTGTAATTAAACCAGCGTTTAGCTCAACCCGGCAAAGACGCTGCGCATGATTGACACTGCTGATTTTGCCGTAACGCAAAAGCGAGCCGATGTTACGGGCAACATCTGTTGCCTCGTAATCACCAACTCCAGACGTTCTGTTGTCTGATCGCGGGACGGCAAAACTCATTAGGCAGCGGCTTCAGCTTTCGCAGTTTGGCAAAAATACCGCACTTGCAAAGGCAGTTCAGTCATCATTTTTTGCGGGTCTGTAATGCCGGTTTGCTGCAACCAGACAGCGGTCAAAAGCATGGCTTGCGATGCAGCTTGGCTTTCGGCCAATGTTTCTTGGCTGTATGCCGTAACAACATCTTGAGCAGCTTCGCACAAAGGCTTTAAGTCTTTGGCGTCTTTCTGTTTGACGCCCATGTAGGTCGCCAGATCTTTTACGGTGATTTTGGCTTTAGCCATTGCTCAAATCCTCCCAAGGATTAGTGAAAGTTTCGTCTCCAAAATTAGTAGAGACCGTGATCTGTTGGATTGGCGGTTTAGGGCCAAAATTGACGATGCAAGCGCCGTCGGGATCCCAAAGGCCCAGATCAACGCCTAAGTGATAAGTCGTATAAACGCATTCGTAGGTTAGCCGTATGGCCCCAATGGGTATTTCACCGTCGCGTTCAATATCCGTTTCGCAACGCTCTAAAAGCAAATGGCCTGATTCAATTTCGGCCATAAGCAAGCCGTCTAAAGATCCCTCAACACCAATAGCAATGGCGTCCAAGTTGTCTTCAACGTCGTCTAAAGCTTCAGCTAAGCCTTCAACCGTGACCGTGAGCGTCCGTCTGTATCCGCCATCCCAGCCGCTTTTTGATACTGGTACGACTGTTTCATTTGCCGTTTGCACAATAATGCAGGGCAAATCCTCAGGCATAAGCTCAACTGAACGGGTGCTAAAAACTCGGTCTATTGCTGGCGTCCAATGCACGTTGCGCGGTTGGTAAGCGACAAAACCTTCATCCCCTTCGACTTTGGTGTAGTCATAGTTTTCAGGGTAAACAGCGTCATCAACAACGCGGATAACAGACGCAATTCTTGCTGCTATCGCTTCTCGAATTTTTCGTCTTGGGTGGATGGTCACTGCCCTATCCTCTTGCGCTTGTCCTTTGAAGCATCAAAGTTGTGCCCGTGTGCCCGTCAGGTTGCACATCGCGCACTCGGTATGGAATTCCTCTTGCTGTAATTGTGTCGCCAACTTTTGGAGCAATTTCTAAGTCGCGAGTATTTATACCGACGACAGGTTGAAGTGATGTGACCGGCATTCCGGTCTCAGGGTCCATCGCTTTGAATGAATCTTGAAAAAGACCTTTCAATTGATAAGAAGCTGCGCCACGGGTCAGCGTGATAGGTTCCCCCATCACACTGACACCCGCAGCGAGAACCCGGTTAGCCAGGTCGTTCAGCATCAGGCAACCTTAAAGCCGACAATCTTAAGTGAGACAGTCGTGCCACTAACGGAAACCACATAACCGACGGCATCGTCAGAAGTGGTCGCGGTCAGCTTTTTAGAAGTGCCGTTGTAGTAGGCAATCGCACCTTGAGCCAAAGAAGCTCCGGTTGTTTTCTCAAAGGTATAAACCCCAGAGCAAGCGATTGAGCCAGATGCGCCAGACGCAATGTCTGCCACAGCAACGCCCACTAAATTGCCTTCAACCACAAGTTGGCCAGAGACGTAAGCAGCAGAAGCCACAATGTCGAGGCTCTTACCGTTCTGTTGATAGTTTTTCATTGGTTAAATCCTCAAGCTCCGGTGGACTTGTAGAAGCCACGGTGGTTAAGCAGGGTCGTTCCGAAGTCGAGACGCGCATAGATGGTTGTGCCATCAGGGTCGCGATCAGCAACGGTTTCAACCTGCGGTCCTTGCTCGCCTTGCAGATAGCCATGAGCAACCATGTCAATCTGAGCAGGGTCTGCGGTGACGTAGTAAATCAGCTCGGAAGCATCATCGAGACGAGGCTCAACAATAAGGCCAAGACTGTTAGCAAACACGTTGACGTTTTGCGTCTCAGTGGGATTAACGCCGGTCAGGAACTTTTGCGCAGAAGTTTCAAGCGCCGCGGGGACGATCATGAACTTAGGGCGAAGGTTAATGCGGTTTTCCGCGATGTCCTTCTGATTGCGCAGCGCCTTGCGAGCAGCCGAAATAGCAGCTTCGCCAATAACGCCTGTGCCTTGGTTGTTGTGAGCAGCATTAAACAGCGCGGTGCTGTCATAGCTGGTCTGCGCGTTGCCAGTAATCAAGGCCCAAACTTGGTTGGACTCGAACAATGACATTCCCCGGCCAATCATTGCAGGGATACGGCTCAGAGCGTCAAGGTCATCGTTGATGATGAGTTGACGGCTAACGCTGATTTTTTTGCCGTAGGTATAGATCCTCCAGGAGCTTTGCTGCTCTTTGACGGTCGCGGCTTTGTATTCGCCACCTTCAAGGAGAGGTTCTGGAATGATCTGACCAGCAATTTCCAGCTCGTAAGCAGGTTTAAAGTCAGGCATATTGCGCTGACGGGAAAGAGGACGCCAGGTTTGGGTCTCTGCCTCGTAAGCGGCTGAAAGTGTTTTGCGAGCAATGTTGCTCAGCAGCAGCGGGAAGTCCGAAGTGCTGTGCATCGCACGGCTGGCAATTTCTGAACGGCTCATGCCAGACAGATTTTGGCCAGAACGCTCAACGCTTTCTTTGGCCATGTCGAGCAGGCTGCTGCTCACATAGGCGCGTGATTGGTCGTCCCACTCGCGAAGGCCAGTACGGGCCTCCAAAGCGGCTTCCATGCAGGCGGCTCGTTTGTCACCTTCATCGTGAGTTACGACGGCGGCGACTTGAGTGCGTGCAGGAACTGCGGCTTGTTTAGCTGCCATTTGATCAATGACAAATTTGCGAGCTTCGTCGACGGCAATGCCGTCTTGCTCTAGTTGGTCTGCAACATCAGCTTCCAATCCTGCTGCGCGAACGGTGCGGCGTATTTCAGCCACCCGACGACGCTCAGCGGAAATGGCAGCTTGGATGTCCTCGGGAGAAGCAGCACGGGTCTCGGGCTCAATAGCCTCGGGAACCAATGTGCCCTCATGTTCGCGGATTTCGTCCATTGGGCTGTCCTTTTCAGGCTCGTGGTTAAGTTTAAACGGATCTTCGGAACGCACTTGCGCACCGCTGTCCGCTGGAATTGGGACTAGGGATAGCTCGTGAGGCTCCCAGTCCACAGCACGCATCACAGGAGTTTCCCCCTGCTCGTCGCGCTCGTATTTCCAGACGCGATAACCAACCGAAATATTTCGGATGATCCCATCACGCACATCGTTAAAAATGGGCGTGACTTCATCACGACTAGAAAAACGAACTAAAGCGCGGCCCACTTCACCATCGAGCCAAGCGCGTTCAACAACACCAACAACGTCGGATAAGTCGGCAGCAGAATGGCTGTTAAGTAGTGGAGCGCCAGAGTTTAGGCGTTCCATTCGGATTGCCTGTGGCGTCATAGAAAGTTCTTCGAAGTAAGAACCTTCCATGCCGTTACGAGCAACGGAGGCACCAGTAGTCCACGTCACTTCCACTGTTCGCTCTTCAGCGTTTACAGTGTCGGGCGCAAATAGTGCCCGCGTTTGCAATAGCGGTTCGCTCATAGGCATTCCTCCGGCCTTCGCATTGTATCTATGTTAAGGGTTTGCAGTTTCTTTAGATCCTTCAGGCTCATTTGGATCATTGTGCTGAGCTTGACCTGCCAAAGTTACCTTTCGCGGATCAGTGTCGAGAATTAAGCCAAGTTCATCTAACAGCTCATTGTCTTGCTGCATTTCGCGTAAGACTTCTTCTGGATCGTAGCCGTATTCGCGAATTGCTTCGCTTAAGGACATAAGACCGCTGCGCACTGATTTAATAGTTGCGCCAATTTCTTTGTCTGGATCTATTAATTCTCGACGCGGTGGAGTCCACTGCGCGACAATTCCATCCATTCCACGAACACCGCCTAGCGATGCCGATTTCGCAAACCATTTCCAAATAGGGTTAAGCATTTGGGGAACAAGCATGTTCCAGCGCCAAGACTCGATGTTGCGGTGAAATTCAATCCACCCCATACGTCCAGAACTAAAAGACGTGTTGTTTAGGTCGCCGGTCAACGCTTCATAGGTAATGCCAAAACCGGCAGCAATTTGGAGCAGGTACTGGCGGCTCACTTTATCGATCTCGCCAACAGACGGGGGAGACGCGAAGCGGATGTCCTTGCCAGGGGGAAGAATCTCAATGGCACCGGGTTCCAGCTTGTCGATAAGCTCAGCGCCCATACCTGCATCAGTGGCCTCAGTATCCACAGCAAACGCAGCAAAGCAAGCAGAAATTTTCTGTTTTAAAAGTTGCGCGTCGTGATAATCGTCGAAGTCCCGCATCCGCAGTATCACCGGGGATGCCCAAGGAACGCCACGGGTTTGGCCAGGTCTAGTTTGTTTAAATAAATGAATTATTTCTTCTGCGGGAACGCGAGTCGAATTGAACGAATTCATCCTTGAATGATGCTCGCCGGGATGTTCGTTGTAGAGCCAATATGCAACGCGGCGATTATTTGCGTCGTACTCAATACCTTCTTTGATGCACCCGCCGCCCTCTAAGGCAACGTCCCTTGAAGCGTCAATGTAATCAGGTTCTAAGACTAATAATTGCAGTGATATTTTTTGGCCTGGTTGGATATAACGGCGAATTAAGCACTCACCAGATTCAACAACTGTCCTAAGAATTAAAGCTTGCAGACCGTAAAAATCATGTCGGCCTTCATAATCGCATTGGGTCGGATCTGTTGCCCAGCTTGCAAATAAATCTGTCAGCTGCGTAGAACGACGGCGGCTGCGTGTCGCACGAGCTTGGCCAATAATTCCAGTGCCTATGACGTTAGACACAATCACTTGGACTGCTTTATTTGCGTAAGGGTTATTCCTTACAAGATCACGGCTGCGATCTCTAAGCAAACTGAGGCCCATTGCAGATGCAGCGTCTGCGCTAGTGCTTTGCGTGAACCACCCGTCTGTCCTGCGGCCACGGCTTGCGCCTTCATAACGGCGCATTGCATCAAGTTGCAAACGAGAGCGCTCCCTACGGACAGCCGCTGCCGGGTTTAACGATGCGATGAATTTGTCTAAAGCGTTCATGAATCGGTGTCTCTTTTAAAGCTGACGTAACGGCGGGTCACAGTGCCGGAGCCAAGTTTGCTCCGTATCAAGTCACGCACTTGGAGCAATTCAGCCAAGCTGCGATATTTCACGCGCTTGTCGTCGTATTCGACTTCTAGGTATCCGCCAGAAATTGCCTCTTCAATTGCGGCTAACCCTGCTTCTGAAAACATCGTAAAACCTCCTCAAACTCCATAATATCGGCTCAAAGGAAGCTAGAGCGCTTCCGTTTGATTTGATTTGTAGGCCGTTTGCCTGTGTTCGGCATTTCACCTGTCAGAGTAGCCCCGGCCTGTTCAGCTTCGTAAGCCCAACGGTCAGCGTCCCAACGGTCAGCGCCAACGGCTGCGGCTGCGGCGCGGCTATAAACCCGGCAATCCAAAGCCTCGTTCCGTTCCCTCGTTTGCTCCCATTGATATTTTTGATATCCCCGCACAATGCGGCTAACTAAACTTTCTGCGGTGAGCTGTTTGAAAAATTCTTCCGGGTGTTGCGGGAAATGGCACCAACCAAACGGCAAGGGCTCATCAGAATCTGTTGGCTGTTTGCGGCGTAACCAACCATAAAGTTCGCCTTTCGCAACGCTTACGCCAACCGGCCAAACTTTTATTCCGCTTCGAATCTTTTTGCCGCGCACGGTCATTTCAACAGGAGAAGGGAGGCCAAGAATTGTGTTTTGGGTGTCGCGACCTTTGATAGCCATAGTGCTTAAAGCTGATCTGGATTTAACCCAGCGGTAAACTTCTTGCGTTCGGTAGCCAGTGTCAATCGCCACCATGCGGATCGGCATTCTCAAGCCGTCTGTTTCTGTGGAGAAAGTTGTTTCGATTTGGCGGCTTAATAATTCCCAAATCTCATCCCCTGCTGTATCGCCTGAAATGACCACATAGTCAAGACTCCAGCTTTCTAAGTTTTTACCCCAACCGACAAATTCCATTTCTAATCGGTCTTTTTGTACGTCAATTCCACAAGTAATAAACACAACCCCTTTAGGGACTGTACCTATTGGATAAACTTCCCGGCGATGGTAAAGAACTTCCCATTCAGGGGCTTCGCCTGTGTCTGAATAAGTCATCCCCAAAACAGTGTTTTGGAAAACGCGCATCATCTCGTCAGACTTTTTTGCTTCTAAAAATTTTTCAACACATTCTTTCCAGCTAAACCAACCAAGCGGCGAATACAGCGAACTTATGTGATATGAACGCCATTTGCCTTCAGGGTTTTGTGGCGTCCACATTCCTGCCGGAAGGATTTTGTTTTTGTGATGTTCTTCAAACTCCTCTTCACAATGAGCGCATTTGTAACGAACGGTCTCAGGCTTGTTTTCTTCCCAGCGCATTTGCTCCCAGACCAATTGCTGAAACGTGCCGCAATGTGGACAGGGCAATTCAAAAACGCGCATGTCGCCTTCTGTAAATTCCCGTTCAATACGGCTGCGGCCTGCAATTGTTGGGGTAGAAGTCCAAAATGTTTTGCGACGGCTAAAGGTTCGCGTCCTAGCTTCAGCCAAACCACACGGGTCGCCTTCTCCGTCAACGTCGCCAGGGTAAGCATCAATTTCGTCAAGAAACAAAAAACGGATTGGCGTAGAGCGCAAACCTGAAGCTGAATTGCTGCCAGTCAGAACCAAAATGCCGCCTGGAAATTCTTTGGCGAGCTGGCTGTTGCCACTGTCCCTAGACCGTGGATCTTTTACTTTTGCTTTTAACCGGGGACTTTCTTCAATTAATGGCGCAATGCGGGTCTTGCTGTTCCGCTTTGCCATTTCAACTGTTGGCTGAACTGCGAGCGTTGGCGCGGGGCAATTGTCAATGATATAACCGATCCAGTTGTTGCCTGCCTCAGTTTTCCCAACCTGGCTACCAGCCATGAAAACAACTTTTTCAACAGGGCTGGTTGCTGAAAGTGCATCCATAATTTCCTTTAGGTAAGGAGTCCTTTCAGTTCGCCACTGCCCTGGCTCTGCTGAAGCTCGCTGGCTTAAGAAACGATGCGTGTCGCTCCATTCAGAAACAGTAAGCACCGGGTCAGGCAAAATGCCTTCCTGCGCTGCTTTCCAAAGAACTGTTGCTGCGTTAGCTAATGCCATCGCTGTCCGCCAATTGAGTTAAAGAACGATCAATCTCCCGTTGCATGACAAGCATCATTTCGTGACGCTTGTCAGGGGTAAGCTCACCGACAATAGCTGCCAGCTCACTTACAACTCGAACCGGAATGTTTTGCACAGCGTCGCGAAATATGCGCGTGATTTTAAACTGTGCAGCTGTTGCTTCGTCAGCGTTAATAAGCTGTCCCGCCTTTTCCTTAAACTCAAGCTCTAGCAATTTAGATTTGTATACTTCCCCAATTGCTCTCGCTTTGCTGTAGCTCGGTGCGGTAAGCGGTTGGTCTATGCCTGCCGCGCTGGCTTTGCCTTGCCTAATAACTTCTGCCGTGCGTTGCTGGCTTTCGTCTGTGTTGCTGTTCCATTCTCGGTTAGCTACCGCAGCGTCGATTAGGTAGCCGCGCTTTCCTTGCGTAACACCTTTTTTAATGCGCCCGTCTGCAATCGCTTTGCGTACAGCTTGCGGAGTTTTGCCGATGAGCTTTGCGTAATCAGAAAGTTTTAAAAAGTTATCCATTATTCAAGCGCACTGGATGGCGAATAACTTATGCGAAAGTTACGTTCCGGCGCGACTTCTTTGCAGACTTCAAATGCTTTGCGTGTCCTTGCTTGGACGAAAACCTCAGTTTCGTTGTCGTCAACGTGCTCCATTAAAATATCTAACCAAGCCAAATCGCTTTCATCATTAATAATGAAAATGACTTCGTTAGCTACGTTTAAAGCCTGTGGCATACAAAGCCGGGTGCGCGGCCTAACGCTTATTTGAGTGCCGCTGTAAACTTCAAACGGACGTTCCCCGCCTGTGTGAACTATAGGGTCAAAATCATTAGTGATAAGCAACGCAGTCAACTCAAGCAAATCCTGAGCGGCTGGCTCGCCACCTGTAATAATAATGTCATTTATGCGAGAAGCATTGCCCATTGCAGGTATCGAAAACTCCCAAATTGTTTGCATTAATTGATCAGGAGTCATAACTGCATAAGTGTTTGTATTTTCTCGAATCCTTCCTGAAAAAACGTTTTGTGGCGGCCCTTTAAATATTTGGTCAACAGTCGTTTCTTCCCCAATTGGGTCGCAGCTAGGCGCAAGCGCTCCAGGGTAAACGCTGTGCGGACAATTAAAACAACTGTTTGGGCAGCCCTGCAAAACAATGAATATTCCAAAGCGGCCCATTGCTTGGCCTTCCCATTGGAAGTCTTCGTAAATTGCATTGACCCTTAATTCTGTGTCAGTCATGAAAACCGGGGATAAAAAGTTCGTTGCAACAGTCAATCATTGCGTCTTGCCACGGCATTGCGACACAAACAGGTTTAGCCGAGGGCATTTTGACGACTGAGTTGTAAATACCGTCAAGGGTTGTATCGAGCCAAACCCAAGGCTGAGCGTTTTTGTACCGGCTTGCGTAGCAACTTAAAGAACAGTCCCAAGCGTATCCCTCAAGCAAAAGCATGTTGTCTTGAGGCGTATCAGAAAGGGGAAGCTTTAAACGCTCTGCAACAGGTATCGCAAGCATTAGGCCAGAGGATGACGGCGCATAAACGCAGTCAACGTCTGAACGACAGCATTGTGCAACGATAAGATCGACCGCTGCATCAAAGCCTGCCCAAGTAAGTTGAAGATTAAAAGGTTTCATGCTTCCTTCCTTATGTTTTCAGCCATTGCTCTCTAATCGCTAAGGCAACGCGCTGAGTCATAAAGGGCGGCACAGACATGCCGCACACATAATTTGGATCGTTGTCTAAAAAGTTGTAATCATCAGGAAAGCTTTGAACGCGAATTGTCTCGCTAGGGCTAAGCCAGCGGGGTTCATCCGGGTGCGTAGGGGGCGAGCCTGACACAACTGTAGGGGCTGGCCTCCCCCATCCAAGGCGATTCCATGTAAACCAACTGCCTTTTGCAGACTTTGAAAAATTGTCGCCCGGAACAGTATTTACCCAATGCCCTTTTGCCTTTGGGCTTAACGGCTTCGCGCCTTTAGGGTCGGTGCCTTTTAAAGCTTCTCTAAGCGTGACAAGCCTTTCATCAAAATCAAGGCGAATTTTGCCAAAGTCTAAGTCTTCGCGACTAGCTACAAAGAAAGTTCTTGGACGAGCTTGCGGCACGCCCATCTTTGCGCTGTTTAATAAAAACAATTGTGGGCGATAGCCTGCTTCTCGATAAGCGGCAAAAATTTCTTTTACATAACCTTTTGCGTTGCCTTTTAATAAACCTTGAACATTTTCAGCAACAATTACTTTTGGCTGCAATCTTTTTCCTACTTCTATAAAGTGCATAAAAAGATCGTCTAGGCGTTGTTTTACTTGCCCTTCGCGAAAGCTGTGCGCTGTTCCCCATTTCTTTTCGCGTGCTCCTGCAGTGCTAAACACTGAGCAAGGTGGCGAGCCATCCAAAATGTCGAGCTGCTTTAAAGGCTCAGGGATTTCATCAAGATTAATCTTGTTGAAATCTTGCACGCCCATCAAATAGCTATGCACAGGCGAATGATTTGCCCGATACATTTTCATCATTTTTGGGTCAATCTCAACGCCGCCTAACACGTTAAAACCAGCAAGCTTGTAACCCATTGTCGAGCCGCCGCCGCAATGAAAACAACTAAATGCTGTTAGTCCTGTCGGCTCTTTATCTTTTAGATCAGCAAGCCGCCACGGGCCTCTAGTCCTTTCCATTGAACTCAAATCCGCAACGTGGGCATTGATGCTCAAAGTCTGAAAATTCGTCTTCATCAAATTCAGAAGATCCATCAACGTCGTTCATTGGCTTTTCTAAGCCGTCAGGATCTATAAGTGATGAAATCTCTTTTTCGTCAAAACCCATCAGGGATAGGTCAAAGTCTGCAAGCTGTAGTTCTACAACTTCTTCACGCAAAAGGCTCATGTCCCAACCGGCATTGAGGGCCAGTTTGTTGTCTGCGATAATGTACGCCTTTTTTTGTTTCGGCGTTAGGTGATCAAGGACAACGACCGGAACCTCATCTAAGGCTAAATCTCGCGCAGCTTCTAAGCGGCCATGGCCAGCGATCACGCCGTGCTCACTGTCAACCAAGATCGGATTAGTAAAACCAAACTCAGCAATAGATGCCGCAAGCTGACTGATTTGCTCAGGGCTGTGTGTTCTGGCGTTGCGCTCATAAGGGACCAACTTTTCAATCGGCCAAACCTCAATCCGCGTTGCCATCGCGGGAGAAAACTGCTTGCTCATTAAGCCTGTCGGGGTTGCGTTGACGTTAGCTGTAATCGTGCCAGAAGGCGCAACCGTTGCGCAACTAGGTGTCTTCATCCTCCTTAATACTTTGACGATTTTGGTTTGGCTTTTTACCTAAGCCCTGCCAGGTGTTTTAGGCCCTGCCGAGATCCCTTGCTACTACTACAGAGCAACCCGCTTTTGGCTCTGACACTAGCGATTTTTTGCG